GCCCCCTGCAGAGTGGCGTAAAAGCGACTTTTACTTGACGTCGCGGTTTTCACCGCGACGTCTTAACGAACGTACCCGATTATCGCATCGCTGCGACTTACCGGGCACAATCGTGAAACGTCGCCAAACCCACTCCCCAGTTCGACCCTAGTTAATAGGGCCGGATCCCTCGTAGTTTGATGCGAGACGCTACGGGACGTCCCTGACGTTCTAGGTGTTCCGGATCTTGCGAGGGAGCGATCCCAGGCTTAATCAGAAACTTCATCAGGCCGCCAAGATCCGAAGCTTTTGACTCCGGAATTGGGCGGTATACACTAACCCCTGAGATACGGGGATCGTGTAGCTCGTCGTCCTGCCACTCCTCCTCATAGGAGAAACAACAAGAGTGTCTAACGAGTCCTGACGAAGTGGGATCGCCAACCTTCCACCGACCCTTAAAAAGGGTCTGCAAACGATCGTCGATTTTTCGAGCGGTCTCCCAATATCCCTCAAAGTAGAGGAGGTTTCGGAAAGCCACAAGCCCAACAATACCATCAACATCAGCGAGTGATTGAGGCAATTCATGACGCAAGCGGACGGGGGAAACCCACTCGCCGGCGTAGTAATCGCCTCCACAAGACTCACGGAACTTCCCGTTCCAGAATGACTTGTCGAAGTTAACCTTAAGCCCAAAAAGCTCGAGGTACTGAATCACTCGTTGTACACAATCCACGGGGACAACGATGTCGTCCCCATAGACGCGCACCTTACCCCGAAGGCCATGAAGAAGCCCTCGGTTCACTGAAACACCGCGCTGATGCGCTATCGCGACGATAACAATAGTCGTGAAGACCATTGCTTCCATCGGGAAGCACAGCGCTGAGCCCATCGACGAGAACTTGGTTAAGGGGATAACCCCGTGGCCAAGCACGTCCGCATGCGTGCTCCGCGTTGCCTGGACAGCCCGTAGTAAAACCGGGTGCCTAGACAATAGGAGCTTTACATGCGAATTCAAGACCCTGTCGGATGCTTCGCTCAGATCGAGCGTAGCGAGATCGCCATCGAGGCTGCCCTTTCGGGCGAGGAGCCTATTGGGCTCCTGATCTCTGAATCCGACAAACCACTTGCCGAGGTCAAACTCCTTACCACCCAAGGGTGGTGGAAATTCGACCGCGTTCTCCAGGCGATAGATAACCTGGCGAAAGAGGGCCTGCTGCATATATTGCACCGCAGTAGGCTCCTCGGCGATGAGGCGGGGATTCTTGTCCGTCTTAGGGACGGGAGTGACCTTAGCAGGCACTTCCGAACCAGGCTCGAGGAAATGCACACGGTCCAACTCGTTTTCCATAGCGAGCTGGGGGAGAGCGTAATCTCCGTAAGGAAACACGTCCTCCAAACGCTGGGGCCAATCACCGACCGAAAACTTCGCGTTGCCGCGAACTCGATCGGCAGTAGCCCCAGGACCGTGCCTAGGAACAAGGTTCGTCCGACTGGTTGGATCGACGATCTCGCGATCGCCGAACTCTACGGGCTTTCGCCCGCGGAAATCCAAGCCGGATATGAGCGGCTTACCGCCGCCCTGTCGAATACAATCGATGCCCAGGATGACATCCATGGGAGTAACATCGATTGAACCTTGCCAGCTTACTCCGGGACGGGACTTGCGCCCCTTCTTTAGAGGATCGTCCGTGTCATTGGACGAGACCCAGGAGTCAGCTAGGTGATGCTTGTCGAGGATGGAATTCTCGACATGTGCAAACACATCACCAAATAGGAGCAGCGCAGCGCGCGAAAAGTCGGGGAAGAGACTCTCTGACGCACTACTTTGTGCTAACTGCTGCAGTTCCTGTTCCAACTCTACGTACTGTCGCATCGCGGAAGCAACACGTGCATCACTGCACATCCGCTTCATCTTGCCAGCTAGGAGAGTTAACTCCCTTACTGCCTTGATGGAATCGATGCTAGGTTCGTCGAGCAGTGTTCCAGATGGATCGAAGATTTGACTAAGGAAACCCCGAAGAAATTCGGGGAGACCTCCCCGCCGCTTAAAACCGGCGAACAGGGTGTAGTCAAGGGCTCCGTCGTCCAGGCCTTTCTCAAGGGCCTTCGCGAACCGGGGCAGCGAAATCGTTAGAAACGATTCGCCTTCCGCTTCGATCCGAAGCGCGACGGTTTTAATGTCGCGCTCGGCGCTGGTACCGCACCAACTGGCACTTTCACGTGCCAGTTCACTCCACAGAGCTTTCAAGTCTTTCAACGGTCCCCTCCTTACTGGGGGTGGATCGAACTCTAGACTCAGCTCAAAGATTGACCACATCACGCATGTCGGGTGTTTCCCTACATGATGACGATTACGGTCAGGCCTCACCACCCAGAATCTGAGTGATGAG